TCCGCAATGATGTAGGCGGCGAGCGCCATGCAGAGGGTGAGGATGATGAGCATGGCGTGCAGGGCGAGCCATTGGATGGGGATCCAGTGGTGGAGGACGATGCCGATGATCGGCCGGATAATGGCGTGCGGCACGAGCAGCAGCGCGGCGATGGTGAACAGCGTGGCGGACCAGTCGCCGACGCGGTTGGAGATGCGGTTGATGGTCTGTTTCATTCCGAGGTTCCTTTCAGTGTGGTTTCATGGCCGGTTGGCCATCCAGCCGATCAGGGTGGCGGCGCATAGGAAGATCACTGCTGCGATGTCCATCACCTTGCTGCTTTCGTGGCGACGTATCGGACCGGATGGGCGGAGAGGTGGCGGATGATGCGCGCGTATTGGCGGATGTCGCGGTCGAGGCATGTGCCGGTGCGGTGGGCGCAGGCTGCAGGCGTCTCCTCTTCCGGTTTCACGTCCCAGCCGGCGGCTTCGAGACTGTCGCGGATGGTGGCCATATCGATGCGGTGGTAGTGCAACGGGAGGTTCGGGCAGAGGCGGCAGATGAAGTCGAGGTCGAACTGCGGATTGCTGCCTGCCGGATGGAGAGCGAACGATTGCGCGAGGCTGTCGACATATTCCTCCAGTCCGTTCGCCGTCGCCGCTTCCGTATATCCGGCATCGAATGCGTCCTCGAGCAGTCCGTTGGCGCAGTGCATGCGCCATGCCTTGAAGTTCTCATCGGTAATGGAGACGTTTCGTCCCGCCAATCCGATGACGCGGTGGAAACCGCCGACGCACAGCACGCCTTTCATGTCGGTGCAACGCAGTTCCACCTCGAGGATCCTGTCATGGTCCGGGTCGAGCCCCGTGGTCTCCACGTCCATCCACAGCAGCATGTCGGGCTTGTCAAGGGTCATTCCGTGCTCCTCCTGTCGATGTCGAGTGTGGCGACCTCCATGGCGGTCAGACGGGTCGCGGTGCCGTCCATGTTCAGCCGCATCCACCTGCCTTCCCAGTCGAGCACTGGAACGTCACGCGGATCCGTGCCGAGCGGCACGATCATCCCGAGTCGTTCGGCCTCGGCCACATGCTGGTGGACCCAACCATGGCATCCTGTGTCACCGCTGCCGCACAGCTCGATGATGTTGACTGGGCTGTGCCTCACATCCGGATCCGCCGCGCGGCGCAATTGCCGATGATGGCCGGAACGTCCAGGCCAGCGAGCCGGATCGTGGATGTTCGTCCCGCAGCGCAGGCAATGCCAGCCCTGGCGTTCCAAAGCGATGCGCTTCGAGTCCTCGAACTCACTCACAACGCGCTCCTTCCTGCATCAGGCCGTTGACCAGCACCAGACATGAAGTGCAGTTCGTTCTTAGTCCGGAGGCCATCGCGGCGATGCCGTTATCGGCCTTGCCGCCGGCGAGCGCCTGGAGTTCGATGTTCGCCGCGGTTTCCGCGGTGTCGGTGATGAGTTGGGCGAGTCTGTTGATCTGTTCCTTGGTCATTCGTCTTCCCCCTCGTCTTCTTCCGTGATGGCGGCAACAAGCTGGTCGAGGTGTTCGGTCTCGTCGTCGGATGGCTCATAGCCGAGGTCTTGGAGGATCAGGTAATAGCCGGGGATGCGGCGGCTGACGTTGTCGTCGCCACTCCAGTCCCAGTCATTTGGGCTGATGAACCATTCGATTCTGGCGGTGAGGATCATGACCGCGTATGTCGGCCAGTCCGGTGAGTCGAGGTGCGTGTGGAGTTCCGCGAGCGCCTGTTCCGGTTTGATGCCGGCGATGGCGGCGAACTGTTCCCGGGCGCATGCGGCGTCGTTCCAGGTGTGTAGGTCTTTGGTGAAGCCGGTCGGGTCCGGGTCAATTGTCTGCAGGAGTCCGAGCCTTGCCGTGGTCTCGATGAGCTTGGCGCGCTTGATGGCATGGAGATGGCCGTGGAGCCATGCCATGCGCTTGTCAGCCGTCGTGGCGGCGTATTCCTCGAGCACGTGCTGTCGGGCGTCGCGTTCGGCCTGTTCGGCGGCTCGCTGGGCTTCCTTTTCGGCTTCGGCGGCCGCATCACGACGATCCCAGAGGTATATCGTCTGCGTCGCTTCATGGACGGAGACCGCGTCTGGATTCTGCTTGCGGAGCTCTTCGATGGTTTCTTCCGGAGTGCCCGCGGCGGGGAAGATGGCGCCGGAGTAATGCCATTCGGAATCCGAGAAGGTCTCTCCGGGATCCTCGATGACGTTGAGACCGGTGGTGCCGGTGGCGAGGAGCGCGGAGACATCGGCGAACCACTGGCTCCGGCGATCTTCCACTTCGATGTTGTGGAGGATGTAGTCGAAGTTCGAGGTCCCCGCGGCGCGCGCGAGGCGTTCCTGACGGTCCGGCTGGCCGTCGTATCGTGCGATGGCCATGAGTTGGCCGATGGTGAGCTGGTCGAAGTCGTCGCGTGTCTTCCTGACGTCCGCCTTGATGCTCGCCGCTTTCGCTCTGTCACGCACATAGTCGGCGCTTCGGCCGAGCCTGTGCGCGACGGCGGCGGTGGTGGCTCCGAGGTCGAGCATGCCCTGGATGGCGTCGGCCTCCTCGAGGACGGTGAGCTGTTCGCGCTGGCAGTTCTCGGTGACCATGGCCTCGAGCTGCTGCAATGGGCCGAGCTGGAGTACGAAGCATGGGACGGCTCTTATTCCGGCCTGTTTGCATGCGGCGAGTCTGCGGTGGCCGGCGATGACCCTGTAGCGCTCGCCGTTGGGTACGACGCTGAGGGGCGTGAGGAGGCCGTTGGTTTTGATGCTGGCGGCGAGGTCGTTCACGTCGCCGATGTTTTTGCGTGGATTGTCGGGGTGGGGGTCGATCAGGCTCGTGTTGATGAGCTTGATCTGGTTGCTTTGGTAGCTGCTCATTGCTTCTCCTTGCTGGTTTCTTGGTTGTTGAGTTCGTCTGCGCACGCCTGGCATGCCTTCCACCATTCGCTTGGGTTGCCGTTGCGGAGGCTTCCGGTGTGGTCGTATTCGTCCTCGTGCGGATCCATGAGCTGGTGGACGTGTTCGCAGTTCCAGTTGTGCTTGTGGATTGGTGTTGACGGGACTGGTTCGGGCGCCCAGGTCTTCCACTGGTCGCGGAGCCATGTGTTGAGCCGTGGGATGTGGCCGCTGCGGATTTGGCCGTCGTTGACGGCGTGCTTGTAGCGGCGGAGCGCGGTCTGGAGTCGGGTCAGTTCGACGGGGTTTCCGGCGATGGCTGCGTACAGGGCTCTGGCTTCGACTTCGGTCTTGCGGCCTTTCGCGCCGACGGATCCGGGATAGGTTTCGGCGAAATGGTCGAAGCCGGATTCCGGCGTGGCGGGTTGCTTCGGTTTGCCGGCGGGAGGGGTCGGAGAGGGTATATCGGTATCGGTATCGGTTTTATGCCATGTTTTTGCTTGGCTGTCCCCTAGCAACTTGCTAGAAGGTTTGCTACCGTTTTGCTCTCCGTTTGCTTGGCTGTTTTCCGGCAAGTCGCCCGACGTTTGCTTGGCCTTTTGGTTGGCGGCCTTACGGCGGCCTCCCTTGCTTCCGGCTTTTCGGCGCGCCTCGCGTTGCTCTTCGGTCAGCACTCGTGGCTCCCTGCAGATGCCTTCGGCGTAGACGGGACGCCATCCGCCGTCGTGCTCCTCCATGAGTCCCGCATCGATGAGCTGCTGGAGCTGGCGCATGGTGCCTCCGGCGTCCTTGAGGTCGAGCTGGTCGAAGTGGCCGGGATACGCCGACGGGTCCTTCGATTGCATCGAGACGCCTTTGGAGTGGATGACGCAGAGTTTGACCCACAGGCCCACGGTGGCGAGCGGTAGGCGTCGGATGCGCCTGTCGTCGGCCATCTGGTCGTCGATGATGAACCACATTCTTCTTCTCCTTCCGTGGTTCGGGTTCCTTGGAGGCTTAGCCGATCTCGCCGGTGTCCGGGTCGATGGACGCCTCCACGTCGCCATCCTCCATGTCGAGGCTGCGGCGCAGGTCGTCGATGAGGATCATCTGCCGTGACGTGGCGGGCTTGGCGCACATGTTCTCCATGGCCAGGCCGGCGTCGAGGATGCGCTGAGCGAGGTCTGCGCAGTCGTACACGGCTTCGGTGATGGCGTGGATGCCGCCCCACTTGTCGATGTGCTCCTGCTTGTTTTTGGTGTCCATGACGTTGCGGCATGCCTTGAGCACGACGGCCGCGGCCTTGGTGACCTGCTGCGTCTTGCCGATGAGGTCGATGAGCGTGTCCGGTGTCGCTTCCTGCGGGATGAGCACCTGCTGTTCGCTGGCTTTCATTGCTTCCTCCTTTAGAATTCCGGTTCCGGATCCGGTTTGCCGAAGTCCCCAAATGACGATTGGTCGGCCGCCGGCGCGCCCCACGGATCATCGGCCGG